GTACCCAAGCGGGTGTAAATATAGACATTGCAGGAAGCGTGCCAGAAATGGAAAGTGTTTAATATCAATGACTTACAAGTAGAACTATTCTAATTGTAAAGTAGTGGTGCCTATTAAATGGGCAAACAGTTTAGAATGAGAGTAAATAGCAGCATAAGTAGTTGATCTAAAAGAGTAAAGTAGTGCCTAAAAAATAGGCAGCTAATGATTAAAAAATGGGCAATGGTTCAATCTTAGGGAGACCGTAGGAGAGCCGATAGGATTATATGGCACCAGAGTACCAGCCAAGCCACAAAGGCGCTGAGAGTGGCTTAAAAGGCCGTACAGGGCATATTGAAGCTGGTACTTGATCTAGGATGGTATATTAGAAATTGCTAATGTATTCAGTATATTAGGGAGTTCTAATATAAAGCTGGATAGGTACATTAGCATTGTCTAATTTAGAAAGTCCTAATATAAGCAGATGCTAATATACAGCCTGCCGAGTATATTAGGACTTGCTAATATAAGAACTCTCTAATATAAGAACTCTCTAATATAAGAACTCTCTAATATAAGCAGATGCTAATGTAGCGTTGTCTAATTTAGCAAGCTCTAATATTAGAAGATGCTAATATACATGGGGAGCAGGGGGGTGCGTCAGACGCTAGTATGTTTCCCTCTACAACAGAATATCTCAGAGAAATGTCTTCATTAGTTTCAATGGCTTACCAGACTTACCTAACACCTAGATTTAACCAGCGGCCTATTAAGACTACTTAGAAGCTAATTAGTTCTTGACACGTAGACAGAAACGGCCTATAATAGTCTATATAGACAACAAAGACTAAGTAACCTAAACTTTACAGAAGAATCTTACTATTACTCTCTATAGAAGTTAAAGGTTACATAAACTACATACCTACATAAACTACATACCTACATAAACTACATAGACGGACTCGGCCTATGTGAACTATGTAGATAGATCTTGACACCTCTCTATTTATCTGATATAATATAAGGTAGGATGAAGAACCTACTCTACATACTCTTTCTATTGCTTCTCATTCTCTCACCTTCAGTGGTCTGGGGTCAGGAGATATGTGTATCCCAACCTCTGATGCATGAGAGGATTACCATTGACAAGGACGTTGAACTAATCCACGTAGAGAAGAAGCTTATCAAAGTACAGTACTTTATAAAAGTTTTCAATAAGGAGGCCCCAGTTTCTAACCTAAGTGCGTCTTCCATCTATGTCTACTTTAAGAAGGGTGATACAAGTGTTTTGGTTCTCTTCGGGTCTTCTGAAGACTGTATGCAGAACTACGCTGTAGTACCTTTAGCCTTTGTAAATAAACACCTAATTGATATTCAGTGGGATGTCTCTAACCTAATAACCTAAATAGAGTACAGCGTAACAACCTAAATATAGAACAGGACTTACATGATGAAGTACCCTGAACATAAAGATCTTCTAAAAGACCCTATGGGCCGTTATAGGACTCAGTCACTCTTTAGGGAGTTCTATCAAAAGGACCCTCCTATATGGACACTCTCTGAGGAAGACCCTCAAGGTAAGCTACCGTCTTTAAAGGCTTTGTATATGGAAGTAGGAGATCCTACTGAGTACCAATTTGCTATGGAAGCCTTTGGTAGTTGGAAGCAATGGTTAAAGATTAAGAGTGCTAAAGCTATCCAACCCTACATAGAAGACTGGTCTATGGAGCTTTCCCTTAAGATACGCTCTGAGGGTATCCGGGGTGTGATGCTAGAGTCTAAGAACGGTAAGAATAAGTACAATGCTTCTAAGGCTCTTGCTGAGGGTTTCTGGTCTAAGGAGTCCGCAGCTAAGCGTGGCAGACCTTCTAAGGAGGAGGTGGCTAAAGAGTTAAAGATTGCAGCTAAGCTTGATGCTGAGTTTGCTGATGATGCAGAACGTATAGGTCTGGCTATTGTCAAGTAACAGCAATATTGATGAGGAGATTAGACTGGCTGCTGAAGCTGACTTAGTCTCCTTCATACGGCTTGTGTCTCCTCGTACAGTCCTAGGTGCTGTGCATACGGAGCTAGCAGAATGGTGGTGCAGGGAATCTGGTAAGAACTTCCAACTTGTACTGCTGCCACGAGATCATCAAAAGTCTCGTATGGTAGCGTATCGAGTAGCGTGGTACCTTACCAAACACCCTGACCATCGAGTTCTCTACATCAGTTCAACGAGTAACCTAGCTGAGAAACAGTTAAAGTTTATTAAAGATATCTTCACCTCTAAGATCTACAGAAGGTATTGGCCCGATCATGTCATACCTGAAGAAGGTAAGCGTGAGAAGTGGACTAACACAGAAATCTCATTAGACCATCCACTACGTAAGGAGGAAGGTGTACGTGACCCCAGTGTCTTTACTGCTGGCCTTACTACTTCTATTACCGGTCTCCATTGTGATGTTGCTGTCATGGATGATGTGGTCGTATATGAAAACGCCTACACAGAGGACGGAAGGCAGAAAGTCAAGTCTCAATACTCTTTGCTGAGTTCTATTGAAGGTGCTGATGCCCAAGAATGGGTAGTAGGTACTCGCTACCACGCTAAGGATTTGTACAATGATCTGATGGAGATGGAAGAGGAGATCTACGATGATGATGGTGTACCTATTGAGTATGACCCCATCTATGAGAAGTTTGAGCGACAAGTTGAAGATCGTGGTGATGGAACTGGAGAGTTCTTGTGGGCTAGACAACAGCGCTCTGATGGTAAGTGGTTTGGCTTTGATCGTCGTATCCTAAGTCAGAAGCGTGGTAAGTATCTGGATAAGACTCAGTTCTTTGCTCAATATTATAACAATCCTAACAACCCAGACGGTAAGGGGATTGATCCAAGTAACTTCCAATACTACGATAAGGCTCATCTAACACGCACCAACGGTCAATGGTTTATGAAGGGAGAAAGATTAAATGTCTTTGCCGCTATCGATTTTGCTTTCTCTCTTACTAAGAAATCTGACTATACTGCCCTTGTTGTTGTGGGCATTAGCAGTGCTGGTGTATATTATGTACTCGACATAGAGCGCTTTAAGACTGACAAGATCAAGGACTACTACGATGCCATCTTACGGATGCACGTTAAGTGGGACTTCAGAAAGCTACGAGCAGAGACTGTATCAGCACAGAAGGCTATCGTAAGAGAACTAAAGAATAGCTACATAAAGCCTAACGGGCTTGCTCTCTCCATAGAGGAGCATAACCCTACTAGGCATAGTGGGTCTAAGGAGGAACGTATCAGAGCCATCTTAGAAGCTCGGTACGATAACCTCAGCATTTGGCATTACCAAGGAGGTAATTGTCAAGTCCTTGAGGACGAGCTTATACAGGAGTACCCACCACATGATGACGTAAAGGATTGCTTAGCTTGCGCCATCGATATAGCAGTACCACCTAGTAGGATGTCGCGTACATCCAATGAGAATAACGTAGTGTATCACAGCCGCTTCGGTGGCGTAGCTTACGGGTAACAAAGCATGACAGGCAAGACGATAGACATTGAGGACATCATTGATGGTAAGGAACCCTTCGCTGAGGAGATTGCCACCAAGTATGCAGACTGGGAAATGTATAGGCGTACGTGGTTGGAGGAGAAGAAGGAGATCCGCAACTATGTCTTTGCCACAGACACTACAGGCACTACTAACTCGACTCTGCCGTGGAAGAACTCAACTACCGTTCCTAAGATCTGTCAGATTCGTGACAACCTACATGCTAACTATATGGCTGCTCTCTTCCCCAATGATGAGTGGTTGAACTGGGAAGCTGAAAATCGTGAAGGTGCTAGTGGTGAGAAGCGTAACATCATTGAATCTTACATGAAGAACAAGACACGTATCTCAGAGTTTAGACGAGTCATCAGTCAACTAGTGCTGGACTATATTGACTACGGTAACTGCTTCAGTACTGTGGAGTACTTTGATGAGACCCGTGTAGATGCTGCAACTGGTGAAGAGTTCCCAGGATTCGTAGGACCTAAACCAGTACGTATTAGTCCTTATGACATTGTGTTTAACCCTACAGCCCCAGACTTTGATAGTGCTCCTAAGATCATTAGAAGCCTTAAGACTGTTGGTGAGCTTCAAGTTGAACTAGAGGAGAATCCAGAGAAGGGATACCTAGTTGATGTATTTAACATACTTGTTGAGAACCGTGCTAAAGTTCAAGCTGTGTCAGAGATGGACATGGCTAAATCTGAAGCTTACCAAATTGACGGGTTCTCCTCGATACACCACTACTACTCCTCCAACTACGTGGAACTCTTGGAGTTTGTAGGTGACATCTACGACATGAGCGAGGGGAAGCTTTACAAAGACCACATCATAACTATTGCAGATCGTAAGCATATCATACGTAATATACCTAATCCCACTTGGAGAAAGAGTATTGTTAGACATGTTGGATGGCGTCTACGTCCTGATAACTTGTATGCTATGGGTCCTCTGGACAACTTAATTGGTATGCAGTACAGGATTGACCATCTGGAAAACCTTAAGGCTGATGTATTCGACCTGATTGCACATCCAGTTATGAAGATACGTGGCTACGTAGAGGACTTCAACTATGGTCCCGGTGAACGTATCTTCCTAGGTGATGATGGTGAAGTTGACTTCATGCGCCCTGATGCCACTGCTCTTAATGCTGACAACCAGATAGCAGTACTAGAGCAACGCATGGAAGAGCTTGCTGGAGCACCCAAACAGGCTATGGGTATGCGTACTCCGGGTGAGAAGACAGCCTATGAAGTACAGAGTCTTCAGAACGCAGCAGGTCGTGTCTTCCAGAATAAGATCAGTTACTTTGAGCAGATGTTCCTAGAGCCAGTACTGAATGATATGCTGGAGACTTCTAGGCGTAACATGAATGCTAAGGATGTCGTTAAGACTATCGACAATGAGCTAGGTGTACAGATCTTTAGTGACATTACTAGAGATGATCTGTTGGCTAAGGGGCGTATCTATCCTATGGGTGCCAGACACTTCGCTGCCAAAGCTAACATGCTCCAGAACCTTACACAGCTAGCATCCTCACCCCTTGGACAAGACCCCAGTGTAAGCGTCCATATCAGTGGTAAGAAGATCGCTAAACTTATTGAAGAACTCCTTGATCTTGAGAAGTTCAACCTAGTCAAGGATAACATCCGTATCTTTGAACAACAGGAAACACAACAACTTGTTAACACTGCCCAGCAACAAGTGGATGAACAACAAGCTTTGGGCGCAGAACTATCAGGAGTACCCGTAGATGACCAAGCGGCTCTCGACAATGTGGACATCCCACCTCAATAGTGAAGAGGAGAAGGATAAGTTCAGAGAATACATACTAAACTCCACCAGCCTATGGGAAAGACTGGGCCAAATTATAGAGGAGAAGGCTCCCAAGACAGTGCCAAAGGACTACGACAAAGGTTCTTGGGCGTATTACCAAGCTGACCAACTGGGTTACCAAAGAGCATTAAATGATATCTTAATGGTATTACCTCTTGACAAGTAACCTTTAACCTGATATAATATAAGGTAGGATCAAAAGACCATGAGTGATTCCGCATTCAATACAGACGTACAAGTAGAACCGACTCCCACTACAGACCCCGTAGCATCGAGTCAGACTGGCGCATTTAACGAGCTAGTCGGAGAAGGAAAGAAGTTTGCAGATGCTGAGGCTCTTGCAAAAGGTAAGCAGGAGAGTGACGCATACATTCCCAAACTTCAAGAAGAACTCCAAGGTTTACGAGATGAGCTAGACAAACGGATGACCTCCGAAGATGTCCTAGCTAAGATTCGTGAAGAGGCTGCTAACACTGCACAGGGGGAGAACACCACTCCTTCATTAGGTAAAGATGACATAGCAGAGTTGGTCAAGCAGACTTTACAATCGACTCGTACTGAAGAAGTTAAGGACACCAACCTCCAATCAGTTGACCAGACTCTTGTAGGTAAGTACGGTGACAAAGCTGGCGAGTGGTTAGCCACTAAAGCTGGACAGTTAGGAGTCTCAATTGATTTCCTTGCTGATGTAGCTAAGACCAGTCCTGATGCATTCTTCAATACTGTTGGTTTAAACTCTACTGATACCAACACGCCAAATGTAGCCACATCTAGTGTTAATACTGAAGTGGTTGCAAATGTAAACGAAGCGTCAACTGCACAACCTGGAAGTAAAGCATACTTCAACGCTATCAAAGCCGATGACCCTCGGAAGTACTGGAAGCCTGAAGTTCAGAATGCTATATTTGCTTCCCAAGCAGCTGGCACATATGTCTAATAACTTAATGAGGTAAGATATCATGGCAATGACAACTGGTAATGTCACCCATCTTACTCGGAGTGAGGTTTGGTCCTCGCAGCTAAAAGACGTACTGGAAGACGAGTTGCTCGCTACCCAGTATGTTGATTGGCTCTCTGAGTTCCCTGATGGTGACACCTTTACGATTCCTTCAATTGGTCAGGCCCAGACGGAAACGTATACAGAGAACGAAAGCATCACGTATGCTCCGCTTGACACTGGTGAGTTCCAGTTCACGATTACGGAGTATCTGGCTTCCGGTATCTACATCACTGAGAAAGCTAAGCAGGACATGTTCTACATGAACCAGTTGGTTTCCTCTTTTGTTCCTAAGCAAGAACGCGCGATCATGGAAGACGTTGAGGCTTATATCCTTAACCTGTCTGCTAGTCAGACTGCTTCCGATCTCAACACGATCAATGGTGCTGACCACCGCTTTGTTGCTTCGGGTACTAATGAAGTCTTCCAGACTGATGACTTCGCCAAAGCTCGTTATGCCCTGAAGAAGGCTAACGTGCCTGACACAGACTTGGTTGCTATCGTTGACCCCTCGGTTGAGTATACGCTTAATACTCTGTCGAACTTGACCAATGTCAGTAACAACCCCATGTGGGAAGGTATTGTGTCTTCGGGTATTGCAACTGGTATGAGGTTTGTTAAAAACGTGTATGGCTTTGATGTCTACGTTTCTAACAACTTAGCTACTGCTAACGAGACCGTTGACTCGGTTACGACTGCGGCTGGTAAGGCTAATATGTTCTTCTCTGCTGCTTCTGATGTGGTGCCTTTCGTAGGTGCGTGGCGTCAGATGCCGAAGGTTGACTCCGAATACAATAAGGATCGTCAGCGCGAAGAGTATGTTGTTACGGCCCGTTATGGTGCGAAGTTGTACCGTCCTGAAAACCTCGTTTGTATCCTCAGTGATACTGACCAAGTTTAGGAGGATTGTATAATGACTAAATGGGTAAACAGTGATGGCTTGGAAGTTCTCTATGGAAGTTCTAAAGCTGAAATGCGTAAAGGTGGTGAAGTGAACCACGGTGGCTCTCTTCGTGAGGTCCTTGTGACGATTACTGGTACGGATGTCCCTGCTGCGGATGCCCCTATCGATAAGCGTATTACTCTTCCTTCCGGTGCGTACATTGACGAAGTAACCTTGAACGTCACGACTGCGTTCACCTCTGGTGGTTCTGCCACGTTGGATATTGGGCTTATGCTTGATGACAATGACGGTACGTACAGCACCAGTGATGACAACGGTCTTGATGCAGCGATTGCGGTTGCCACCTTGGCGGATAATTACCGTGTCCTGTGTGATGGCGCTCAAGTTGAAACTACTGTTACGGATAGCACTAACGGACTTCCGTTGGCTGTGTCCTATGGCTACAACACTGCGGCCTTTACTGCTGGTGTTGCGGAGTTGTCGATCAAGTATCGGGTCTAAACTCTAGTGCGGATGGGGGGATCGTCTATTAAGTACTAAGACGGTCTCCCCCACTCTCACCCCTTCCTATCTATAGACATCAGAGGTTCTTATGGCTAATGTAGCTCATTCTACCCTAACTACGTCTGATCTACATGAACCTAAAGGGGCTGCTGGTGCCTCAGCTAACACAATCTACTTAGCTAACGGTTCCGGTTCAGGCACATGGGCTTCTATTCCAGCAGGGGCTATTAATACTTCAAGTATCAAGAACGTCAATAAGGTCTTCGTGACTCACGTTATTGAAGACATCTCTACAGCTGGTTCAGACTGGGTAGTCCCTGGTATAGCTGGCGATATCACTAAAATCACCACAGTCATTGACGGTGTTATAGCCACTGCCGACTGTGGTTTGTCATTTGAGATAGCAGGTACAGCAGTCACCAATGGAGGTATCACAATAGCCTACTCTGGTTCAGCAGCAGGTGATGTGGATACTGCCACTCCCTCAGCTGCTAAGACTCTCACAGTAGCTCAACCAATAGAAATTATCAGTGATGGGGCAAGCACAAATACTGTACGGTGTACGGTAACCTTTGAGCTTGATGTAGCATAATGGCAAAGCTTACCACGACAGATCTAGCAAATCTAACTAACGAGACCTCAGCTATCACAACTATCAATGCTAATAATGCGTTGATTGAAACTGCTATGGAGAATACTCTTAGTAGGGATGGTACTACTCCCAATACCATGTCAGCTTCCTTTGACATGAACTCCAACAACATCCTTAACGTAGCCCAGATAGATGCCACTACTATCACCTTAGATGGTATCTCTATTCTTAGTAGCCTACCTAGTGTTACCCCTAAAGGAGACTGGGTAACTTCTACAGCCTATGTAGTTGGTGCTCTTGTTAACCAATCTAACATTACATATATATGTAACACTGCACATACCTCTGGTACCTTCAATACTGACAAAGACACTAATGGTTACTGGACAGTCTTTGCTACGGCACCTTCCCTTGTACAAACTCCTGAAAGGTTTAGTGGTAATGCTTCAGATGTTGCTTTTGCTCTTAGTGCTGAGCCAGCCAGTGAAGACTTCATAAGTGTATTCATAGACGGTGTCTACCAGAACCACGATCAGTTCTCTTTAAGCAGTGCCACTATTACCTTCACTACTGCTCCTCCTACAGGTACTAACAATATTGAAGTACAGTACACTATAGTCAACACAGGTACTGATGCCTCTGCTGCGGCTGCTAGTGCTACTGCTGCGGCTGCTAGTGCAGTAACTGCTGCTGCTAGTGCAGTAACTGCTGCTGGTGTAGCAAGTACCTTAGCTACTGGCTGGACCTTCAGTACTACTACTTCTATGGCTGATCCCGGTACAGGTATCCTACGTTTTAACCACGCTACCATAGCTTCTGTGACTGCTATGGCTTTCGATGCCACAAGTGCAGATAGTACTAACCCTGATGTATCTGACTTCATAGCTGCATGGGATGATAGTAATAGTACTAATGCTGGTGTGATTACTATAGCTGAAGTAGACTCTCCCGGTAACTGGCATAGCTTCTATGTTACTGCAGTCACCGATAACACTGGTTGGCTTCAAGTTACTGTAGCTCATATTGGTGGTGTGGGTACCTTTGCAGATACAGATAGTCTTCGTGTAGCCTTTACAAGGACTGGAGATAAAGGAGACACAGGTGCCACAGGTGCTGCTGGTTCTGGTTCTGGTGACATGCTAGCCGCGCAGAACTTAGCTGATGTGGACAGTGCAAGTACATCTAGAACTAACTTAGGTGTAGCTATTGGATCTAATGTCCAAGCCTTTGGTGCTGTACTGGATGACTTCAATACTTTAGGTGCAGCTTCTTCAGATAGTGAGATTATTGTAGCCACTGGTGCTGGAGCTTTTGCATATGAGAGTGGAACAACTCTAAGAACTTCCATAGGTGTAGGAACAGGAGACAGCCCTCAAGTTACTGGTATTGAATTAGGACATGCTACTGATACTACCCTTACCCGATCTGCTGCTGGTACTCTAGCTGTGGAAGGTGTAGATGTCCTTATGTCTACTGATACTTCTATAGGGCAACATACTATCTTTGTACCAGCAGGGGCTATGGAAGCTGCTGTTACTACTGCTGCTGCTACGTCTAATGCAGTAGAGATAGGTACTTCTCTCTTTGCTGCACGTACTATGGACTTCGCTACTGACGCAGATGACTTCGCTTACTTTGGTATTCAGATGCCTAAGAGTTGGGATGCTGGTACGCTAGTCTGTCAGTTTGTTTGGAGTGCTACAGGGACCACGGCTAATACAGTCTTGTGGGCTATAGCTGCTACATCCTTGGGAGATGATGAAGTACTTACAACTGCCTTCCCTACTCCTACATCTCCTGCTGCTGATACCAACTCAACTACGGCTGATGACGTTATGGTGTCTGCTGAAGTAACGGTAACAGTAGGTAGTACTCCTACAGCAGAAGACTATGTTATCTTTGAAGTCTCTAGAGATGTCAGTGGAGATACACTTGCTGAAGATGCTAGGTTACACGGCATTAAGATTCACTATACAACTGATACAGGGAGTGACACTTAATGGCTATTACCCATGCACTCGTAGAAGAAGGAACTAATAAAGTTCTTAAGTACGCTGACGCTGCTAAAGAGTTCCGTAATGGTTCACCTCCTGATCTCTCAGGTACAGGTAAAGGTGTTAAGTGGCTTCCTTATTCAGAAGATGCTTCTCCTACCTATGATGACACTACTCATATTAGGGATACATCTGTTGAAGTAGTAACAGGAACTGACGTAACACTCACTCACCCTGTCAGAGTTATGACAGCCCAAGAGTCCTCTGATAACAAAGTAGAACGTATCCAGAGATTAGAAGGTGCTTTAATTCGTATTGTAGAAGATCTCATGGTAGCTATTGCTACTGGGCAACCATTACAACGCTCTTCTTTTCCAGAAGTAATATGGAATAAGATCAATCGGCATAGAGCATTGCGTGGACAGGGAAATATTTAATGTTAAGGACTAACTCCCTTATTGGTTTTGGTAGTGGTGGTGCTGGTGGTGGAAGTTCTGTAACTCTTACTTATGAGGGTGGGTATTCTTCAGGGGCTGGGCCATTCAGCAGCATGACCTATAGTTCTGCTCCCCTTGGAACTGCTGAAGCTGGACGTATAATTATAGTTGGAGCGCATGTTCCCCTTTATAGCGGAAGTGTTGATATTAGTTCTGTAACAGTGGGAAGCACTTCCTGTACTAAACTGGTTGATGTACTAACTACCGGCTCTGAACCGTTTGATATATGGGGGGCTGTTCACGCCACAGGCACTACCGGGGATGTTGTAGTGTCGAATGGAGGGAATGGTCAATACGGGACTATTGCTGTTTGGTCCTTGCTAGGTGCTAATTCAACTCCAACTGATACGGCTACTGATACCGGAACAGGTCTTAGTACATCCCTGACGATCCCCTCTGGCGGGGCAGCTATAGGTTGGGCTATGGGCCTTGCAGGGACTACTGTTACTTGGAATACTAATATGTCTGCTGATGCCTCAATATCTAGACATAATGGTGGTCTATGTCATGCAGCCACAGATATTGTTGCTGGCGCTGATACTATAACAGCAACATGGTCTAGTCAACATAGCTATGACACTTTGGCTCTAGCAGCTTTTGAGCCAGTATAAGAGGATAGGATATGACTACTAAAGTTAAAGCAGGTGTAATAAACGCAGATGCAGTAATAACTGCAGGTATTCTTAATGCTAATGTAACTGCAGCTAAGTTAGCTACTGATGCAGTAGAGACTGCTAAGATTAAAGATGTTAACGTAACTACAGCTAAGATTGCTGATAATGCAGTGACTCTTGCTAAACTTAATGGAGGTACTGCTAGTAAGTATCTTGGTTTTGATGGCTCTGGTAATCCTGCAGAAGTTAACGCTCCTATCTTTACTGAGTCATACGCCTCTTCAGGGCAGACTATTACATCAGCTGGGCAACTTACCCTTGCTCATGGACTTGCTGGTTCTCCTAAGTTAGTACAGTGTTACATTAAGTGTACTGATGCTGGAGGGGATGCTGGGTATTCTCAGAATGATGAAGTCATTATAAATAACGGCTCTAATGATATTAATGTAACAGCTGACAGAGGTCTTAGTACCCAGATTGATAGTACTAATGTGACTATTAGATACGGTGCTCAAGCCTCTTCTTGTATTACTATTCTAGACGGATCTGATGGTACCTATGCTCCTATTACTAACACCAAATGGCAACTCTATGTAAGAGCTTGGTACTAGACTATGAGTGATGAACCTCTATATGATGGTGATGACAGACGTACTCTTCCTAGTACTCTATGTATGCCTATGATGACTAAGGTAGCTGGGCAAGCTGCTCATGATGCCGTGGAAGAGATGCTTGAGAAGCTAGGTATTGATGTAGACAACCACTTAGAGATGCAGGAAGATATGAGTTGGCTCCGTAAGTGGCGTAAGATGAGTGAACGTGTAGGCTCCAGAGTTGTGATGACTGTGTTTACACTTTTAACAGCAGGTATTGTAACACTTGTCTGGACTCAGATACAAGGAGGTAAGTAACAATGCCTAAGCGTACTCTATTAGATATGACGCAGAATATCCTAGCTGAGATGGAGTCAGACCAAGTTAACAGCTTAACTGATACTCCTGAAGCCGAGGCAGTAGGTAAGATCATTGAGACAATCTACTATGACTTGATTGCTAACCAGACATTCCCTGAGCATAGAGAGTTGTTCCAATTTACAGCATTGGCTGACAGTGATAAACCTAACTACCTGCAGTACCCAGCTACAGTAACTAACATTGAGTGGTTCAAGTACGACTCCAGAGACTCAGCTAGTGATACTGCTATATCGTATAAAGAGGTAGTCTACATGGACCCAACTGCCTTCATTGGGATGCTCAACAGCAGAGATAGCTCAACTACTGAGGTAGACAGCATCTCTGATGACAGTGGTATCACCCTACTTATTAAGAACGATGCTAACCCTACCTACTGGACATCCTTTGATGATGACTACATCATCTGTGACTCCTACGAATCGACTATCGATAGTACTCTGCAAGCCAGTAAGACTCAGGGATGGGGAAAGATAGAGCCTACGTTCACACAATCAGATGCCTTTGTACCTGACCTAGACCTTGATCTCTTTCCAATGCTCTTGGCAGTATCTAAGTCAGCAGCTTTTGCTTCTCAGAAGGGACAGAACCCTCCTGTAGTCTCAGCTGCCGCTAGGTCACACATCGTTAAGAACCAGAACAACCGTCACCGCCTTAATATGGCAAACACCTACAATCAACCCAACTACGGAAGGAAGTAACTCTTATGCAAGCTGCGTTTGAAGACCATAACAATCGTAACTATACTCTCAACACAGAAGAGTCCTCAAGCCTGATGCTCTTCTCAAGTGATAGCCCCGGCCCTATTCCCAAAGCTATTGGTGGTAGGTTCACTGCTCCTAAGTACGCTAATGAAGCATGGGATAACTACATGAAGAACTCTGCTATCGAGAAAAAGGACATGCGTTTGAAGGAGAACCAAGAGCTACATAAAGAGCTACCAGCTACTTCTAAGAAGGCCCCTAAGAAGAAGAAGAAGACGGCGTTTACTGAAGAGGACTAACTCTCTTGTCGAATGATCAACTAGCAGGTACCAAACCTTACAATACGTTTGTGGCGGGTCTCATTACTGAGGCTGGCCCACTTACGTATCCTGAGAATGCTACCACAGATGAGCTTAACTGTGTTCTCTTTAGGAAGGGTAATAGACGTAGACGCTTAGGTGTTGACTATGAAGATAATTATATCCTTAGTGCAGCTACTCAGACTACTGCTACTGTCAGGGATCAGGCTATCAAAACATCAGTCTGGACCTCAGTAGGTGGTAATGGTACCTTAAACTTCTTAGTTCTACAGGTAGACACAACCCTGCACTATTACGACTTGTCTACTGACGCCCTCTCTACGGGTAAGAAGTCCTTCACAACTGACCTGACTACGTACACTGCTAGTGGTGCTACTGATATAGGCTCTGAGCTTGTGTCTATTGGAGGAGGTAAGGGTGTGATCTTCGTAGCTTCCAAGAAGATAGACCCCTTCTTAGTTGAGTATGATGCAGGTAGTGATTCTATTACAGAGACACAGATCAGCTTAAAGATCAGAGACTTCGATGGCTTAGATGAGTCACCAGCTATTGATCCAGACAATGAACCAGCTACACTCTCCACAACCCATGACTATAACTTGAAGAACCAAGGGTGGTCTAGCCCCGGTAGTGGTATAGCTGATCCAGTTACAACGTATAACTCTGACAAGGGCGTATATCCTCCTAATTCTAAGCAGTGGTGGGTAGGCAAGGACGCTAATGATGCCTTCGATGCTACCTTACTGGCTAAGTACGATGGTGGTAACACTCTAGCGCCTAGAGGACACTTCCTGCTTAACCCCTTCTATAAGGATCGGAGTACTGTATCGGGTGTCAGTAGTATAACTGTTGAGAGTGAGGACAACAGGCCTGAGCATGTAGGATTCTACGCTGGTAGAGTGTGGTATCTAGGTGTAGAGTCTTCTAGTATCAACGGTCACATATTCTTTAGTCAAGTACTGACTGATACCAACAGAGCAGGTAGATGTTACTCTGAAGCTGACCCAACCACTGAAGATCTTAACGAACTGATTGACAGTGACGGCGGTGTAATCGTCATACCTGAGATTGGGTCTATTCAAGATGTGTTTGTTACGGATAGGTTCCTCGTTCTGTTTGCTAACAATGGTGTGTGGTCTATTAGTGGTGCCTCGGGAGATGGTTTCAAAGCTACTGACTTCCAAGTACAGAAGATCTCCAGTGTTGGGTGTATTAACGGTGATACCATCGTGAGTGTTGAAGGTACCCCGTACTGGTGGTCTGAGACAGGCATCTATACACTCAGTACTGACCAGACTAGTGGTCGCTTAGTGGCCCAGAGCATGACACAGAACACCATTGAGACCTTTTATCAAGACAACATACCCGCAGTGTCTAAGAGCTACGTTAGAGGGCGCTATGATCCTGCTAGTAAATGTATCTACTGGTTCTATAACACTGTAGCACCTACTGATGATGAGTACAGGTGGAGATTTAATGCTGCTATAGTGTTTGATGCCTCTATAGGTGCGTTCTACCCTTGGAAAGTGAGTGATCTAGACAGCAACAGCCCCTATATTCTCGATGTATTCAATACTCAGGGTGTAAATACTGTAGATCGTACAGAGAATATCATAGATGGAGATGGAGATACCGTTATAGACGGCTCAAGTAACAATGTAACCGTAGATGTGCAGACTATCAGTGGCTCTAACACCTATCTGAAGTGGTTGTGCATGAAACCGGACGGTGCAGGTAACCATAACTGGTCATTCGCTCTGTTTAACAACGGTGACTTCGTAGATTGGAAACAAGACGACTCAGTAGGTGCCTCATACTCTAGTTATGCAGAGACTGGGTACGAACTACTCGGTGATATGGCAGCTAAGAAGGCCGCACCTACCATTCATACCTTCTTTGGTAAGAGTGAGACTGCTACAGCTGGTGGAGCCTTGGTCACACCGTCCAGTTGCTTCCTAACTGCTAAGTGGGACTGGACTGACAGTGGTAACGCAGGTAAATGGGCTACCAAAAGACAAATATACCGCTTGAAAAGATACTTCGATACTGGTATAATTACAGGTATTGATGAAGGTCAGACTGTTGTGGTATCTAGAGAGAAGATACGTGGCAGAGGCCGAGCATTGCAACTTAAGTTTGAAAGCGAAGAAGGAAAGGACTTTAACTTACATGGATGGCAAATCTACGCAGGTCCCTAAGTACAATATACGGAGTATCACTGCTGAAGACAAGAGCAGAGTCATGGAGCTTATATACTCCTTTAAAGAAGAGACAGAGTCTGATGAGATTAGTGATGATTCTGTAAGATCTCTTTTAGACCACATAATAGAGTGTGAAGATGGAGTAGGCTTAGTTCTTTGTGAAGGTTCATTAATTGTAGGGACTATTCTAGGAGCTATACAACAACATGTTTACAATCCATCTTTACTTATCCTTATTGAACTAGTGTGGTATGTATCCCCTGACAAACGTAAGTCTCTTAGTAACATAAAACTACTGAAACACTTTGAAGAAGAAGGTAGACTTAAAGGGGCTAACCAAAGCTACGTAACTTTGAGAGAGAATATGAAAGACGTATCTAAGATATACGAAAGGTTAGGTTATACTAAACAAGAAAGCACTTTTGTGAGGAAACTCTAATGGCGTTTGCTACATCTACAATAGCTTTAATAGGTTTGGGAGTTGCGGCTGCTGGTACTGGTGCCTCTATCATTGGGCAACGTAAAGCTCAGAAGGCTGCTCAGAGTAGAGCACGTAATGCTGCTGCTGCAAGGCAACGTGCTGAGGCTCTCCAACGCCGTAGAGAGAACATCATAGCTGCTAGACAACGCCGTAGGGCTGCTGGTGAAGCACGTAGGTTCCGTGGTGCAGGTGTTAACCTTGCTGCTAACAGAGGTGCAGGTGGTGCTATAGGTGCTGCAGGTTCTACTGTCCCATCTATACAGGGTAACATTGCTAGTCAGCTTAACTTCAACAATGCCTTCATTAATAGGACCTCTAGTCTTAACTCAGGTATCCGCTCAGCCTTTGGACAGGCACAGACTATAGCTTCTACACCTATCACTGCTGGTGCTGGCTTACAAGCCTTTGGTGGGTTTGCTAGGGCTGCAGGTGGAGCTATCTTTAGTAATAGTAAGGCTATCTCAGGTGTCTTTAGTAGTAGAGGAGGTTCCCAAGTATCTAATATACTAGGTGAATCATCTTTTAGAGACTTTGGTGATGGTGGTTACGGTTATGGGAGCTAATAGGTATTTGATATGGAAGAACTAGTACTAAGTCAAGGAGACCCGTTAGACTCTTACGAAGAAGAGACTATTGAGGTACCTGATCTGCAAGTATCTAGCTTGCCAGCATCTTCTAAGCACACCAACATGGTAGCATCCTTAGCTGCTATTGCTTCTACTACCAGCTTTGCTGAAGAAGAGTTAGCCTTTGAGTTTCCTCCATTGTTTGATGCCTTCAGAGCTTCTATTGAGGCTGGAGAAGAGAGGAACATGCGTGAAGCCTTTAACCTTAAGCTGCTTAACCAGCTAGAGGGAGACTTTTCTAACATAGCTCTCAATGATATACAGGACTCTTCCCTCTCCCCTGAAGAAAGACAGGTGAGTGTACAGACTAGCCTTGAGGCTATCCAGAGTATCTATGAAGGGACTAACCAAGGCCTTGAGGAACTAGCAGTACAGCGTATTAAGGACTTAGCCCTTACAGACAATGATCAGCTTAAGCTTATGGAAGCTAAGGAGTTTGTTCCGGGTGACATAGAGATGGACGAGGTGTTACGTAACCATGTGGTACGTGGGCTTATCATTGCTAAAGACCTTGAGGACATCACTAAAGCTCAAGATGATCAGTTAGGCTTAGAGACAGCCCTTGACTGGATACTAGGAGTGATCCCTCTTAACCGTCTAACGTCTGCTGACAGTATTGTAGATACACTGAGTAACTTCTTCAAGGCTCCGGGTAAGAACCTGAGAGACCAAGGACGTAACCTTATATACAACACATCTCAAGAAGAGTTCTTAGAGTTGTGGCCTAAAGCTATAGACAACCTAAGTAATCAGAGCGGGTACATCAGTGAGAATACTACTATGCTGATGGATAACCTCCAGATGATCTCTGAAGATATACCTAAGTCTAAACAACAAGAGGTAGACTTTCATAACATTCTTGATATCATGTTCACTATACCGTTTACTAGTGTTCTCAGAGGCTCTACGGCTGCTGTTACCAAGGTCCTTAACAACAGACAGCTGGCTAAGACTACCACTGCTCAGTCCCTCTTAAAAGACATGGGAGAAGCAACAGTTAAGGAAGGTGGTGACGATGCAGCTAAGGCTATAGATGAGAGCTTACTCTCTAGTCTTAAGCCTGAACCTTCTGATGCTATAGACTCTCCTTCCATTAGTAATATAGTACATGAACATATAGCTACTGTGCGTGAGGCTGTAGAGAACATCAAAGGTGAGTTAGGTGCGCTAGGTAGGCTTGAAGGAGAAGAACTAGAAGCTCTCGTAGCCTCAGAGATCGAGCGTATTAAGGCTGAAGCAGGTACCAGAGTAGTTGCTATGGATGTCTTCGCTCCTGCCCACACTACAGAGCAGGGTCTTAACTTCATAACGATGGGTATTGGTACTACGAGAGGTAACCTGTTCGCTAATGCAGCTGAGGCTACCAAGGCTATGAAGCGTATGCAGCTTAAGGGAGCTACAGTTGAAGAAGTCCCTGAAGGTGGTGCGTTTCTTAAGGTTAAGTATGATACTAACGAATCTGCCTTCTACAAAGGGTGGGACGAAGCTGACGTAGCTGTAAAAGCTCCTTTGCTACACTTCCTACGCTCTCCTGATAGCTTCAATCCCAACGTGATCTCTGAGATGGCTGCTCAGGCCTCGTTTAAGAAGTCTCATCTCTTCCAGACCTACAAGACCTTACAGAAGAACGTCAGTGGACTATCTAAGAAGGAAGCCAAGAGACTGGACGAGCTAACTATGCATGGTGAGGTACGTGGTAAGTGGTACGATCACTCTGACTTTGCCGATCTGTACTATAGAACGTACGATGAGCTACCTAGTGACCGTCTGATGATTGCTAATGCTACTCAGAAGGAGATCCATGACCTCAGTGCTGGTGTACTTGACTGGTCACAGAGAGTTCTCCTGAATAGTAAAGGGTACACAGGTGGCTCCATCAAAGGTAAGCTTATGTCTTTGTCTGATCAACCTATTAAAGAGGTAAGTACTCTAGGGGATCTACGTAAGGCTGTTGTGTACGATATGGAAGAGGGTGTCGTTAAGTTTGGTGATGAGTTGTCTGAGAAGGGTCTCAAGGAGTACATGGACGCTAACAACCTCAAGCTCTACAAGACCTATGATGACTTCACTACACCTGATGACATCCCTGCTGGCTTTGTACTTGCTAAAGAAGGTAACGTAAGCAAGAACGCTATCACTCCGGGTTCACTGGTACCTTATAGGGCTGGTGGTCCAAGAGACTATGGTGCTCACTTCTACATTAAACAGTTCCAAGACGTAGTTGTAGATGGTAGACGTATTATTAAGAACCCTTCCACTCTGTTTGCTGGTAGCTCTAGACTGGAGCTTAGAGAAGCTGTAGAGAATATGGAGAAAGCCCGTATCCACTATAAAGAGGGTACTTTGACTGATGAACTTGTCGAAGAACTCACTCCATACAAGACTACCTCTGATAAAAGCACTGCTATGGACAAGTGGGAAGGTGCTGTCAAGCGTGGAGAGATTTCCAAAGACCACCCATTCACTATTGTTAGAGATGGTGAGGCTCCTCTGCCTAGTAAGGGTACTACTTTGGATGAGGCTGGTGTATACGATATTAGAACTGAGCATTCAGGAACTAATAAGAGTGGTGAGGCCTCTGGTAGGTTGTTACTGTCTCGTAAAGGTAAGAAACTGTGGGGTGGTGACTATAATGCTGCCAAGGTTGTCTCACCTAGAGAGCTTATCCAGACTGTATCTCAGAACCTGCTACATACTGCCTCATTCACTGACTTCCAGATAAGTGCAGTTAACAGGTGGGCTAAGACGTACAGTAGCTCCCTTGCTGACTCCTCACTATCTCCTGAGCAGCTGTTCTGGCGTGGTGAGTTCGGTAGTAGTACTCCCAAGTCTCTAGTTAACAAAGCTGAGGCCAGTAGAGCAGCTATCAAGCGTGTATTAGGTGAAGGTTCAGAACACAGCGCCTTATGGGAGCATGGTGTTACTCGTTTAGCTGACTGGGTAGAAGGTAGAGGCTTTGGTACCCTTAGTGGTAAGATACTGAACGCACAGAGTAAAGATCCGTTCAATGCCCTCAAGGGTATGGCGTTTGACCTTAAGCTAGGTATGTTTGACATGTCTCAGATGATCATTCAGACCCAGACTATCGCTGCTATGACTGCACTGAGGCCTACAAGTGCTCCTAAGTTTGTATGGCAAGGAGGGTGGATGAGGATGGCTCACTTCAATCAGTCTCCTGAGTTCCTAAGCTATGCAGCTAAGAAGTCTGGTATGCCTGAAGCTGAGTTCAAGAAGATGGTTACTGAAATGAACAAGGGTGGTTATTTAGATGTGAATGGTGAGATGATATTAACTGATCACCACTCTACCTCTATGTATGGACCTACTCAGAGCCGTATAGCTAAGGTGCGTAACTTAGGTAGGTTACCCTTTTATGAAGCTGAGCGTCTTAACAGGACCTATGGCTTTAGAATGGCTTGGGATGACCTACAAGTTAAGTACCCCACCTCTAAAGAGCTTGACAAGGCCTTTAAGAACGGGGATGCACAGAGATTCTTATCAGGTAAGACTAACGACTACACTGTTAACATGCTTAACTCCTCTGCTGCTGCGTATCAGAAGGGTGTCCTTGCAGTACCTAGTCAGTTCATGTCGTATCAGATGCGTATGCTTGAGACTATCCTTCCTGAAGCTTTAGGTGGGTCTAAGAGGTTCACAGCTGCACAGAAGGGACGCTTAGCTCTTGGTCAGATGCTTCTGTATGGTTCAGCTGGGTTACCTTTCGGTGCTTACTTAGCTGACTCAACCATGAGAGCTACTGGTGTAGAGTTTGATGACTCCTTGCTTGAACAGACTACTCATAGGTTCATAGCAGGTGGTGTTATAGACTCTATGATCTATGCTGCAACTACAGGTGAAGTTGACGTAGCGTTCTCTAAGAGAGCCTCAGTAGGTGCAGGTATTGAGACCTTTATCACTGACCTCTTTGGTATGGGTATGCATACTAAGTCTACGATGGAGATGATAGGTGGTGCTGGTTCCTCAGTAGGTGGTCAGGTTCTATCTGATGCCTTCACAGCCCTTAAACTTATCTCTCTAGCTGCCTCATCTGAGCAAGTAGGGGTAGCTGAGGTTACTCCAATGATTGCTCAGGCCCTTGCAGAGAACATGTCGTCTGCTTCACGTGCATTGAAGGCTTACTATGTGTACAAGTACGGTGTCTATGCCAGTCAAGAGACAGGTAAAGCTCTTACGCTTACTACACCTGCTGAATCTATAGCTGCTCTGTTTGGTATACCTCTTAGAGAGATAGGTGACCTGAACAGTATGACGTTTGCTATCAACAACAGACAAGCGTTCATCAAAGGTAATGGTAAGATGGTGGTTAAGCTGCGTAACGAGGCTATGAGAGCCTTAACTAGTGGTGACGAGGATACTTACCAACACAAGCTTAATGTCTCCTCTGCTCTACTACAGGGTTACGATGTTAAAGACAGATACGACATCATCAAGTGGGCTAATGGTCAGAGTTCTATGAAGACTGTTACTCAGAAATACAGAGACCTCTTTATGAAGAAGTTTCCTAAAGGGCAACTACCCCAAGGTAATGAATAAGGTGAAATGATATGGCTACTAAGTCTGGATTCCAACAAAGTATAAGCGAAGCCTCTATTCAAGGCACTCAGAAGGGGTTTGGGTCTTCTCCTAGAGTCCCTCAAGATGCTAGCATGGGTGTACAACTGGCTGCAGCAGCTGCTCAGTTAGTACCTGCTGCCTTGGACATGTTCAGTAAGTCACAGATAGATGGACTGCAGGAGGACATGACTAAAGAACTCCTGTCAGTGTCTGAGAGTAGGCAGCAAGGAGGTATCTCTAATGTACAGGCTGAGACACAGTACCGTGAGATAGCTCTACGCTACAAACAGAACAACCCTACGTATACTCAGGAGATTAACGCTATCTCTGCTCAGGCTATTGGGCGTAACCCACTGATAGAGTCTGAGAAGGCCGCAGCTGACACTACCCTTAAGTTTGAACAGCTAGGTCTCATCATGGGTGGTGAGGTAGACGAGAATGGT